TCATGAAGCCTGTTCTACTTTCTACCAGACCTTGAGAGTTGACATACAAGGTATTGACATTATTGTTATTCTTTACCAAGAAATTATCAGCCGTTAAGTTGATATTGTGATTGGTGATATCAATGCCTGTCCGTGTTAAGCCATCATATAATGACAAGACAAATTGGTCATAAGTCTGTCTGAAAGTTGATGTTTGGCCTGACAGATTCTGAACACTTGTTTCAATTGCATCTGCACGCATTGAAAGTGTGCTGTAATTACCTGCCACATCTTGCACTCTTGCTTGAATAGACTGGCTAACACTTAACATTGATTGGCTGTCACCCTCTATTCTCACATGCCTTGATTCTATAGCATCACCATTCACCAACAAATTGATTTCTGCTTCTCTATAAAGTCCCCAATCCTCACTCTCTGAGTAATTATTAATATACTTTGTATAATAATAACTTCCATCTTGCAAGCGAGTAAAATTAATATCACCCTCTCCACGCAGGAAATGGCCACTCAACTCAACAGGGTCATTTGCTGACAGTTCAACTACACCTGTTGAGTTAGTCTTGATTATTTTGTATTGGAAAAGGATACCCAATCTATCATCAATTGTGTCAGTTGAATGATTGTATCCTAAAGTTTGAAGAATATACTCGCCAAGTATAACCAACTTGTATTGAGTATTGTTATTGTCAAGAAATGACCATTCATAATCACTGAAAGTTAAGCCTGAATCACTCACATTTTTGTTTACACACATTCCCAAATAGTTATAGGTTACACCGCTCTGAGGTGTTTTTGTGAAGCCAACACCGCTATCTGTAATTGAATATGCTGTGTGCAAATAAACAGGTGATTGTTGTTGGTTAATCAAATTCTGCATGTCTTGACCACTCTGTGTGATAAAATTACCCTTGAAAATATTACCACTTGGAGAAAGGCTTGTTATTTTGTAGTTTGAAATTGGCACACTGATAGTGTCAATATTGGCATATTGAGTAATTGAAGGTGGAATGACACTGCTATCAATTCCGTTCACACTACTGATAATGATTGCTGACTGCCTATTATCCAATGAGTCTGAACAACCAAGCATTACCAAATCATCACCTTCCTTTGGATTGACACTGCCACAATTCTGTAACCAATGCTCATTTTCATTCTCATCCGTATAATATCTAATGACAGTAGCATAAAGATACTCCTGACCGTCTTGTGTAGTCTTTCCGCAATCCACTACGATTGTACGGTAATACTGATTACTAACATTGCTATGAGTCCCTTCCCCAATGTTAAATGATGAGCAATAAAGATAGTCTCCAACTCTCAATTGTTCTTTGAGTTCTTGACCTGTGGTAGGGTCATACCGCAATTGTCCAAGTTTGCAAAGATAGATTTGTTCAGGTAGTTCAATTACACCCGTCTGAGACATGATAAGATTATATGCTGTGTCCCAACCTTCCTCATGTTCTTCAACATTTGGATAACCAAGAATCTTATCCACGTGGAAATTTGCAGGTGAAATTACTAATTCACCATTTGTTGCAGAAACCTTGTCAATCATCAACTCTTTGAAGTGTGCAAAACCATTTACATCAAGGTTACTACACTTGATATTCCTTGCATATAGATTTAGCCACCAATCAGTTAAACTTCCTAAGTCATAAGTATCAGTTGTTTTTGGCAAAATAGTCTTTGTTGTAGTGTATCCGTCCAAAGTAGTTTGTCCACTTACTGTGAGTTGACCAAAATGGGCAGTTTGTCCACTTATCCTATTTGTCCTAATCTCCCCACTGTTATAGATGTTTGGGGAATAAATATTGCCGTTTACATCTTGTGTACCATTGAAGCTATTACCCCACAGTTGATGTGGTTCAATGGTGGTAGTATAAAAGCCACCGCCACCATTGCTATTATTGTTTACTTGGGTATTAGCCTTTGATGCTTTACTCTTTTTGAAAGATTTAATTGTTATCATATTTGTTTTAGTTTATAAGTTATATTATCATACTTACAATTTGTAGATTGACTTATTGGATAGAAGTTCTTGTTGGCTAAATAACTGAATGAGTAATGCTTCCAGAATGTTGTATTATCACCGTCAAAGGTTGTAGATATGACCAACTTAGGATTTGAAAATTCTGTGTAGAGGTCATTGACAAACAACTCTTCTGCTTTGCCAGTCTCATTCAATACCGCATTCTTCAATGAAAGTACCAATCTACTATTATAAATATCTATTACGTTTGATAACTTAGAGGTTGTTGTGATACCTTTTCTTATAGCCTCACTTGATGTTAATGCAGTATTGAACTTGAAGGTGAATTCCTCTGGCTCTCTGGTTGCTTGAACATTCTCCGCAGACATATATACAAGGTCATTCTCTTCTGCATTGTTGACCAAGGCATTGTCAGAATATAACTTACACTCAAAGTCCTTGATATACATGTTTTCAACAAACTCAAACAGCTTCAAGTTAGTTGTCCACCACTTTGTATGCCTAAAGAAAGTTGGATGCTTACGTATTTGTTGAGAGAAATTGTAATAGTAAGGTGAGATAATCCTAAACTCAATAGGGCCTGCAAGGTTATCACTTGATTGGATAGGAATAGCAGTACCTTCTGCATCAACGTTATCACCTGTGCGTAGAGTATTTGATATTGACCAATCCTTACAAAGGAAATAATCACCTACAACAGGGTTAATTCCCAAAGTAAACACAGGTTCAACACCTGTCACTTGCTGACCACCATCATCAGTAATTGTATATGCGGATGCTTGCTGTGCAGTTAACCATACAAATTCATTCTCTCCAACTTCAACACAATACTTATCACCTATCTTCAATTGGCAGATTAATACAGGGACCTTATCAATACTGTCCACACCGCTTTGCTCTTTATAATACAACCAATCTCCGTAATACTCTGAGTAATAGTCTTTGAATTGGTCATAAGAAAGGTAAGGCAAAGTAGATGCTGATGGTATTTCATGATTCAACTCACTATTAGGATAGAGTTTTCCGTAATAGTTGGTGATTACCCTCTTACCACTATTGTGAGTGACTTTTGGCTGAAACATGATTTCACCAGAAAAGACTATATAGTTAGTGATTGAAGGGTCTGTAGGGCTTAATACACCAGCCGTTGTTGTTGATTTATATTCTACCATTCCACCTGCATTATCAAGGGCCTGTGAAATAGTATTCCACTGAGTTGTGTTGTCCACATTCTGATTCTCACTACCATTACAAGTAATCACCAAGTAAGGCTTCATATCAACCTTATTCTTGATGTTGGTATCAGATTGATTGTAAACCTTTTCATCTTTACCAAATTCACCAATGAAAGGTGCTAACTTGAATTTATGAAGAGTCTCTGGTATCTTGTATTGTTTTACAGGATTACCACTTGCATCCAACTGAATTATGTCATTGACATTCTTTACAGTATTAGTGTTGCTGTCATAGTACCTTAGACTCCAATTCTTATTTTGCTTGAATTGAAAATACCAATCATTTATCTTCTCTGTATCTTCTGAGTAATACTCTGTCAGATAGAGTTGCTTATTGGTGAAAGGTGTAATCAAACTATCCTTATCAAGTGGTGATTTAAATAAGTCTTCCTTCTCCGTTAATTCACACTTTACTTGAATCTGATTATAAACCTCTGCTACACTCAATTGAGTATCATTGGACTTATACAAGTCTTCATTAACTTGTATGAGGCTTTTGGGAGTGGTTTTATTACTACCACTTCCTATAATGAGTTGCCAAGTTATTGAACTTGAATTAGACCTTAGAGTGTCCCAATTGAAAATGTAAAACTCATTACCAAATTGGATAATATGAAGGTTATAGTACTGTAGGATTTCTTTCAAGACCTCTTCATTTGTCCAAAGGTCATCTTCCTCTTCACCAAGCAAAAGCAATTCAGAAATACCATTGTAATCAAAGATACTTCTATCGTCTGTGCGCTTGATTGAATTGTCATAATATACCTTTCTGCTATTGCCAAGGCACTCTATAAGCAATTGTTTGAAAGTAATATCAACTGCATGTTCATTGAGATATGAGTAAGTTGTATTTTCCTTATACTTATGATTCACCAACGTGCAAAGATAATCTTGACAGTTAAGTGTCAATTCCGTATATTCCTTTGCAAAATCTTGGTTATAGGTATTTGGCTGAACATATCCGTCAAATATACATACATTATTCTTGTACACCTTTACTGAGATTTCCCTATCATTGGAAGTAAAGAGATAATCACCAATATAATCCTTCACAAGCAGTCTAATCTCTGTCTGTGTCTTGATGATTTGTTCAATAGTATCTTCTGTATCTTGAATAATATTGATAGGGTCTGATGCAAACTGAATTGCATCATTAGACCCTATTATGTAGTTGTAATTACATCCAATCTCCACTCTATAAGTGTTGCCACGGATGCTATCAAATTCACCTGTTATCATATCTTAAATTGTTTTTCTTCCTGGACTTGATTTCTTATAGTTAGACAAAGCAAGGTAAAGGTCACTACCCTTCACACGTACCTCAGTCACACTTTGACTACCACCATCACTAACCATTCCACCATTATTAATAAGGTTGAAAAGTTTCTTCTGTGAAGTGCCGTTCAATATCATTTCACCACTATTCACCTTTGCAAGGTTGTAGTCACCAATTGTACGGCTACCATTGATGATACCACCATCTGCAAAACCTTTCATTGAGTTTATTTGAGCAATCACAGAAGCCATGGTTGCTGCACCTGCAACGGCAAAGGCAATCCAAGCCCATGGTCCCATTGAACTTGCTTGGGCGGTTGCTGTACCATAACCTTGAATAATGCTTGCAATAGCACCTGCAATCAAACCAGCACTATCAAGTTCAGGAACCCCCATAGCACTACCCATTTGACTAAGTGAACTACCCATATCATCAATCAAGCCAATGGTATTGGCTATTTTCTTCCTTGCTTTGTCAATGTCCGTAGTGTCCAAATCAAACTTCATCTGAATACCATTGTTTGCAAGTTGCTTATTGAGAGTTTCAATCAGTCTTCTTGCGGTTTCTTCATCTATCAAGCCTTGGTTGAATTGCTCTTGAAATGAGTCAAATGCTTTCTTATTCCTTGCAAAGAGGTCAGAAGGTGACATGGTTTCTGCTTTAGGCTTCATGCTTGAGTAGTCAATGTTTGCAGGACCAACATTAGTTGTTAAAGTGGTGTCACCATACAAAGCCTCTGTCCGATACCCTTTGAAACTTATAGCATCAGCTTTAGGTTTTGTTGAAGTATTTCCACCACTACCACCTCTTGATGATGCTGTTGCTTGCCTACGGTATCTTCCACCTTCTCTTAAATTGTTGGCAATCTCTGTATTGGCTTGAGCCACCATTCCAATATATTTCTGCAATTCTGACTCTCTGTCAACCATTGCTTTGGCTGCTTTGTAGGTTGCAAGTTCTTGACGACTACCATGGAATTTTTCTACAACTGTTGGGGTTGCAATTGGTCCTGTTGCTCCCATTGTGTAGTTAATATCCGTCCTTCTTTCCCACTTTTTATCTAACCTGTCAACAATCCTCTGAGCATCATCAAAAGCACCTTGACCCTTTTCCCTAATCTGTCTTTGCCATAATTTTGCACTAACTTCATTCATTGCTCCACCTCTTTTGAGAATGGAAATGATACCACTTTGGCCAGCCGTTAAATCAGCATTTGCAGATTGATTTTTCAGAGTTGTCAAAGCATTGGAAAGCCTAAGAATAACCCTGTTAATATCCTCACCGTTATAGGTTTTCTGACCGTTGTCACGTAAAGCCTTTACAGACTCAAGTTGCTGTTGACGTATTGAAATTGCCCATGCGTTATTTGCTCTAATACTTCCTGCCCTATCCAATTGGTCTGCCAACTCTCTTGCATCAGTAATTGCATTTGATATGTTGGTAAAAAAATTATTCCAATCACCACTGTTAAGAGTATCAAGCAATACATTATAGCCTGCTTCTGCGGATGCGGTTGTTCTTGCCCATTCATCCATTGCGCCCTCTGTGTGAAGAATAGCATCCTTTGCCAGGTTTAAAGCCCCTGTTGCAACTCCAATTGTACCGCCTAACTTTGCAAATGAAGTAACATTCAAGCCAATAGTGCCTTTCAGACTATCAAATACATTCTTTGAAGACTTACCTGTCTGATTGTTGTTTTTGATAGTTGTATCAGTTGCGTTTATCTGTTGACCTAATTGATTATAGCGTGCTTTGGCTGCTTTGAGTGATGCACTAACTGACCTACCAAATTCACCTTTCTTTGCTTCATTGGTAAGGCTGTCAAATTGCATCTTGAGTTCCCTTATTTCCCTCTTCAAGGCTTTATGCTCTTTGGTACTATCCATTGTGCCAGAGTTGACTTTTTCAAGTTGTGAAACAACCCTTTTATAAGCATTTACCTGCCTGTCAGACAGTGAGGAATTTTCCTCTATCTCCTTGCTTGCTTTTTTTGCATTGGACTGATACTTTTTGAGAAGGTTATTTGCTGAGCCAATTGCCTTTTCAAACCCAGAAGTATCTGCACCAATGACGGCTGTTAGACTATTACTCATTGTTATTCAATACGTTATTAATATAATTACTTAAAGTAGATTGGTTCATGTCCACACTATTCTCAATTGCATTGTTAGGTTGAATAAAACCCTTGGTGAATGGTTGACCATTCTTGCTGGTTGATTGACGGTAGGTAGTACCACCCACAAAGAATCTTGTCTTGTAACTGTGGTAATTTTCCTTACTACCCATGGCATGAACCTTGACTTGTCCACCTCTTAATTTTCCTACCATAATACCCTCTGCAAGGCTGTCATAACAATGGTTAGACGAATGCTTGTAAAGATTAGAACTGCCTTTAAAATTACCCCTTGCATCATCTCTGACTTTGAATGCGCAAGCAAGAACAGCCTTGTCAATTCCTCTTAGTATCTCTTCACTTGCAGTGGTCAAGTCTCTTGCATCGTAGATGTTTCTTCCCATTTCTTACTCAATTCTTTTAATCTCTTAATATCATCATCACTGATTTCAATGTCATGCTCTTTTTCTTCCTCTGTACTCTCTTCTTCCCACTTGAATTTACAAATGTCTTGAGCGTTTTTGACACCCTTGAAATGAGCCTTAGCATTGATATATGTTGACAGTCTTTGAGTTTCCCACAAATTTCTATCACAGTAAGGTATGCAGTCTAATATGTTTTCAATCTCCCAAATTGTGCAAGTATCCATGAAATACTCAATTGACATTACCTTATACTGAAAGCAGAGTAAGTTAAATAGGAATTGATAGATACACTTTACTGACTTTTGTTTTCCTCCCTTATTAACTTGGGAGGTCAGTCTTTTTTTAACTTATTCTGATTATTGCCAATGGTTGCAATCCAAGTAAAGAACTCCTTGAGAGTATCTTGGTTTTCATCCAACCAATCAATAAAGTAATCATAATCAAGGCTGTAATCCTTACTTGAAGTGACTACTATACAATAGAATAAGGTAATAGCCTCCGTTAATCCACCACCATTGTATGTACTGCCGTTGATATTCTCAAACATCATCAACGCACGAAAAGAGTATTTTAACTCAATTTCCTTTTCATTAATTGTAATTTTCATATTGATTTTCTTATTTTACTTATATATAAATAGTCTGTAAAGCAAAAAAGGGTAATGGTTTTTTACCCCACTACCCTTTATTTTTTCTTACACTTTGAGTATTAAGCCTGTGTCTGCCTTACAATCTTACCTGCACCTGTAAGAGTAACTGAGTAAGTTGCGTTCTCACCGTTGTTTGCGTTTGCCTGAAGCGACGTAATTACAACAGGACCAGTGTAATAGCCAGTTGTCTTTGAAGTCCAATTGTCATAGTCACCATCTGCCACATTCTTGCTGTTGTCGTTCTGACTCTTTAAACCAAACCTTACGGTAATTGGCACACCTGCAAGCATATAGTCAAACATCTGATTATAACCATCCTCAGTGTAAAGATTCTCTGAGGTTATTTCCCAAGAAAATTTTGTGACTTCAGAACCACCCCAAATGCCGTGGTCTTTACTTGAAATGTCCGCAGTCTCTGCATTGATGTTGAGAGAGTGTGAAGTTGCCCAAGCAAAAGAATTACCAGAAGCATTGAAAAGCATCAAGTCACGTCCTTTTATAATTTGGTTAGCCATGATATTTAGTTTATTTTAATTCTATAAATAAGTATTTGTGTGTACACATTTTGTGCATAATCCTCGTTGGAGTTTTCCAAAGTGCTTTCAATTCCCATCCCTTCAAAAGTGTCAGATTCTACTTCAATCCTCTCCCTTATCTGGTTGGCAATTTCAATTCCTTCTGCGTAATTCTCACTTACAACCTTTACTTCCACTCTTGCTGTATCTTCAAATTCTCCATCCTTGGAGTTTGCAGGAATAAGGCTTAACCTTTTATACACAATAAACGGCATTGGAGTCTCTTTCTCAACTACAATTGGACAAATTTTAATACCTTCCAAAGTAGTTGACAAACTATCAAAAATATACTGACCTATGTTCAAAGAGTTAATCATTTACCAATTCCGTATTTACTGTTATTACCTGCTCTTGTTTGTTTCTGTCAATGCTCAAGACTCTGTATTTTTTACCCTCGTATTGAATGTAATCATACTCGTCTATGTTGACATAAATTCTGAGTTGAAAAGTCTTGTTATAAGCGTAGAAAACCTCACTGTTTTGGAGTTGTCTATTGCCATTGTTATGTATTACCCTTGCCCTTGTGATAGCCTTGAGAACATAGGTTGTAGTTTCTTCACCAAAAGAATTGGTGAATGAAGATGGAGAATAAATGTCCACACTTTCTGTTAATAAGCCTGCTCTCATCTTTCTAATTAGTCCTTTTTCCCATTATAATTTCTATACAAAGACAGAAGGTAATCATAACTTTTGGGTACTTCCACAGCTGTGGAATAACTCACACTTTCCCTGTTAGCATACAAATTACCAATAAAAAGTAACATTGCATGAAAGAGGGGGCTTGGTAGCCCATCCTCTTCCTTTGCGATGTCACTCAAACGGCTATCAATATGCTTCTCTACTGCCTGTTCCGCAACTTCTGCCAAAGTGACAATATAATCATCATCATCACAGAAATCAGGGTCAATGTTGAGGTGTTTTTTGATTATGTCTAAATCAAGAAGCATATCTAATTGCTGTTTAATAATGATTAATAACCAGTTGCTGTTGAGTCAGTTGTACCAACCGCAAATGCACCTGGGCGAAGTGCTTTACCATCAAAGTAAGCGTTAACTACGAGCCTTACCTGACCATCCTTAGCCTTGGTAAATGGGTCAACGGTGATATCAATGCCACCAAACTGACCAATTGCAAAGTTAGACCAATCGCCATAAACTACATCCTGACCACCTACATTTGAAGTGTTGAGCACTGGAGTACCGTCAATGTTACCGTTCTGCATCACCAACTCAGTTGACTTTGAAGACTTAGGCATCGCACGGAACTTAGCCTTAGCCTTGTTTGACATGATGTACTTGCACTCACCAATTACGTTAGCATCCTCTATGTCAGCCTCAAGTTCACAAACGCCTGTGAAGCCAGAAATCTTGTTGAGGTCTTTTCCGTAGAAAATACCTGCTGGCTGAGTTGTATTACCAGATGCTGAGCCAAGAAGTGTGCTCTCAAGTTTGCTGTTGATAGCGTTAATCAAGTCCTGACGGATAAGAGCCTCTGCTGAATCAGAAGTCTGAATGAGGAACTTTTTTGATACGTCAACAAAAGCAGTAAGACG